GCCAGATGAAGTTGTCAAAATAATCATCGCAGCGGGTTTACCCTATGACCAAGTGATCCGTGAGTTCAACGCCTGGACGCACGTTAGCATCCCAAACACGCCTGACGCCAAGCCCCGCAATCAGGCACTTATTATTGATAAACAAGGCACTAGGCCGTTTGTTTAAATAAAAACGTCACAAATATTAACTAAGGTGTTGAAATGTCAAATATTCCAACATCACAAGATGCTGAGTTTTTTGCACTTTGTGTAAAGAAATGGCAGTCAATTCTTCACCTTGGTGATTGGAGAATTGAGAAAGGCATGAAGCCCGCCAAGCAAGCAATGGCCTCTGTTGAGTTTAACGAGGGCGCTAGGCTTGCAACGTACCGCTTGGGTGACTTTGGCGCTGAGAAAATTACGGATGAGTCTTTAGAAGCTACGGCATTACATGAAATTCTTCATGTATTTTTGCACGATTTAATGGCGGCAGCGCAAGACCCCAAATCGTCAGTTGAAGAAATAGAAAAGCAAGAACACCGAGTAATTAATCTACTTGAGCAATTGCTCACTAAGGATTCAAATGGTTTCAACTAATGGACTGAATTCTTGCACTGATGAGGAATTTCTTAAACTGTGGGATCAATATCAATCTACGTCAAAAGTCGCAAAAGTTTTATGCGTGACTGATAGGGCTGTCGCTTACCGCAGACGCAGAATGGAGAAAGAGCATGGTGTTTTGCCTGCGGCAGACCACCGAGGCGCCATATACGATGAGAGACAGAAATCATTTTCCCCATTAAGGCAAATTGACCTTGGAATACTAGACGGCACAGTCATCGTGTTCTCTGACGCCCACTTTATACCTGGTCAACGCTCCACCGCTTTTAAGGGGCTTTTGTGGGCCATAGAAACTCTTAAACCAAAAGCGGTAATAGGTAATGGGGACTCGTTTGATGGCGCCGCCATTAGTCGGCACGATCCAACCGATCAGCCAGCCACCACAGTTATACAAGAGTTAAAGGCTTGCCAAGGCGCTTTGGGTGAGATTGAGGAAGCCGCCAAAGGTGAGCGTCACAACGTCAAACTAATTCACACATGGGGCAATCACGATGCAAGATTTGCAAATAGACTTGCACAACACGCGCCGCAGTTCAAAGACGTTCTAGGCTTTAAGATTACCGATCACATACCTGATTGGGAGTTTTGCTGGGCTTGCTGGCCTACGGCCAAAGTTATTGTCAAACACCGTTATAAGGGCGGCGTACACGCCACACACAACAACGCCGTCAACGCTGGTGTCAGCGTGGTTACGGGCCACCTACACAGCTTAAAAGTTACACCATTCAACGACTACAACGGCACGCGTTACGGAGTGGATACGGGGACGTTAGCCGAACCCGATGGGCCTCAGTTTACGTACGCTGAATTGAACCCAAACAATCATAGGTCAGGCTTTGCAGTGCTGACCTTTTTCAATGGTGAATTGCTTTGGCCTGAGTTAGTCCATTCGTTTAGCGAAGGCTGTATTCAGTTCAGGGGCGAAGTGATTGACGTGAGCGCGTTTTAGTCCTCATGGGAACAATTGACACTTAAATCACATGAGTTCTTGGTTAATTATCCTCACGGGGGCAATTTATGCCTACATTGCTGCCGAACAACTGTATCGAGGCAACCCATCTATGGCGGTCGTTTATGCGGGATATGCGTTTAGTAATGTGGGGCTTTACTTGTTAGCAAAGTAAGCCCCATTCATTTACTCTGCGATTTCTTCTTCCTCTGTATCATCTTCCTCTGCGTCTTCAAACTCGATTTCAAGTTCGTCAATAGCTTCATAGTCAACCGCCCATCCATGCTCCTCTTGGAATTCAATAAATTCCTGAATGATCTGAATTTTTTCAAAGTCATGTGTTTCAACAGTTACTTTCTCAGCGCTAATCCAACCAAATTCCATTTCAAATTTCATGGTGTTCTCCTTACGCAACCGATTGTTGCAATCAAATACTAGGCTTGTTTTGTGTCATTTGTGTTTAATGCTCGATATGCTTCAAGTGCTGTTTTTAAGTCACACTGAAGCTGTTGAATAGTGTCATCTTGCTCTTGCAGTTTGGCGTAAACGTCTTCGGCAAACTTGGCCAAGTTAGCTTGGCTCCATGAGCGAAAGTCAGGTCTGTTGGTCATCACTTTTCTTTCGGTAGTATTCTTTTGGGAACTTGGCCTTGGCGTCTAGATGCTGGCGCAACCAGGCAACGCCTCCAAGTTCATTAAAAATCATTATGTGCCGATCTGTCAGTCTAATTTGACGGCCTTTAAGGGGTTCGGGTGGTTTAGGTCTTGGCATCTTTTTATTTATTTTTTTCCATAAATTTGTCCATAGCCGTTTCAATGCTGTCCCTGACTCCTAAACCAATTTCCATTACTTGCATAATTTCTTCATCTGTCAGTTTTACCAAAGGTCTTAAAGTCTGTTGAATTTTGGCTTGTGCCGCCATACCATCCTCAAAACCTTTGCCATAAACCTCGTTGTCAGCGTCAATCAATTGCTTAATAAGCGCCAAACTTTCTTCGCAAACTTTGGTCAGGCTGTCCACAGCCATGTTGCGTTTGATAATCATGTGTTTCCCCTTGCTCGGATGGCTTCGGCACAGTCATATGCAGTTCCATCATCTTCCCAAAGGTCATCACACACCCTTGCACACGCCTCACGTTCAATCAGCACAGCGGCTTTGATGGCATCGGCTTCCCAGTGGTAGGGCTGGCCTTTCATTTTGTTTTCTCGCTCAATGCGTTCAAATTCATCTTCTTCGTCTGTATGTATCATGTGTTTTCCTTAAAAAGGGATTCCATCCCATTCCCAGTGTTCGCACTCAACTGTGCCAGTAATCCACTCTAGCGGTGGTTTTGCCTCAAACTGTTTGCAAATGCCTGTGCTGAAGTTGTTGCACTGTCGGCAATTTACTTGAATCGAAGAAAGTTGTTTGACCTGGCTGTCCAAATGCCTCTTGATGGCGTTCAGTTCTATCAAATTCATATTGTTTTACCTCTGTATATTTTCCGTTTTTGCGTGTTGCAATTCTGATTGGCTCATTAATTTTGCGTAATTGCAAATAATCCAAAGCATCTTGCGTTCCAGTTGGCATGTAAATTTTGTCACGGTCAATCCACCAATTCTGTGCCTTTTGTTTAGGATAGCCAACATGGTTAAAACACACCCATTCACTGGCCACACGCAATAAGCCGGTGTAATAGTCAACCCTTAATGAGTCAGGTTTGCCTTCTTTTCTGTGCATGGCATAACCTACTTTGGTAATGTCGTGCCACACCAGCTCAGCCACCGTGGTTTGGCTTGATAGCAAGGCGGCATAAGACACCTTGGCATCAAGCTGTTTGTCTTCAGCTTCCCTGATCTGGCAACCACAATGCACACACACAAGCGCTGCCGGTGAATTACGTTCACCGCAATCTGGGCAAATGCTGTAGGGCGCTTCTTGTGTGCCCGACTTCTTCTTAGCCCTGCCTTGGATGGTGTCCACCGGCCCCAAGCGTTCCACGGTGTCGGTAAAGTCAAGCACTAGGCAGTCAGTCTTGTGGTCTGAAATGCGTGTGCCTCGGCCCATGCCCTGCACATAAAGCACTGGCGACTTTGTGGGCCTGCACCAGACAATGCAATCCACATCTGGCACGTCAAAGCCAACTGAGAGCGCCAGCACGGTGACCAAACAATGAATCTGATGGCTCTTAAACTGGCGAATCAAGTCTTCGCGCTCTTGTTTTGGTGTTTCACCGCACACAACGGCGCTCACAATGCCAAGCGCGTTTAGCTTCTCAGACAGGCTTTCAGCGTTATCGACACTCGGTGTAAAGGCGATCCATTTTTTGCGCTCTGAGGCGATTCTGGTGGCTTCTATGGCCACTTTGGCAAGGTATTTTTCAACCTCACGGGATAATTCGCCAATCTTGTAGTCGCCATTGGAAATGCCAACATGGCTGGCATCAATTCGGGTGCTGATTTTCTCTGTCGGTGGAACCAGTGGCGCAATGAACTTGGCATTGAGCAACTCACGCATGGACACTCGGCTGGCAATGCCAGTAAACAGCGGATCGTCACCGTCAGTCAGCCAGACCTGATTGCCCCTGAATGGTGTGGCCGTCATGCCAACTGTCCTAAACTCGCACAATTTACCTAGCTTAGACAAAAAATTGCGGTACATGCCTGCATCGCCTGCCTTCTGGCTCACTAGGTGAGCCTCGTCAATCACCACGGCTTTGATGTTGCCAAGCAAATGCGCGGCCTTATGAATGCTGCCAATAGTGGCCACAATCACATCGGCGTTGTATTTCTTTGTGCCTAGGCTCGCGCTGACAAATCCAACGCTGATGGTGTGCGGCAACAAGGCTCTGAGTTTGGCCGCATTTTGCTCGGCCAGTTCCTTGGAAGGAACCAGCACCACAGTGCGCGGGTGAAACTCTGGCCACTGATCCCACATCTGGCGCACAATCTCAGCGCAAATCACCGATTTGCCGGCAGCGGTGGGCAACACCAACAATGGAATGTCAGAGTTAGCCTGGTGCTTTGTCCACCAGTCAAATAGGTCGGACACTGCGCGTGACTGATACTCACGCAAGATCATACAAATCTTCCATTGTGTTGCTTGCGCAGCTCAAGCGCTTGTGGATCGGTCAGCATTACCTTGTCGGTGCAGGCGTGAATCTCTTTGCTACTTATGTAGTCAGGGTTCAATTCAGGGTCACCATTGACAAACTGTTTGCCATCTACCATTTGGTATACAACACCATAATCTTCGGTGTTATCAACCGGTGTGGCCGTTTTGGCTAGTAGGATTGGAATGTAACGATGGCGACTGCAACCCACACGCTGCTCTTCTGTAACTAGATCAATGCCATGTGATGCGCATGACCAGCGGCCTTCACCATCCATCTCTGGCGTAATGTAGATACATGACCGGCATGTGGGCGCCGGCACGTCTGTGCCGTGGCAAATCGCCTGGTAATCACAAAACTTGCACTCAAACCATGTTGGATCGGTAGACACACCAACTGGCGGCTCAATGCTAGTGATCACGGCCATTGCCTTGTCAATCAACTTTTGGGCTTCGTCAGCGTCAAACTCCAAGCGTTCGGTGTAAATGTCGTCATTGTCTTTGTTGACTACAAGATACAAAGCCCTTCGACATCCATCCTCACCAAACTGATCTATGCTCCATTTCATGTATATTTGCATCTGCGCGTAGTGTTCGGGCTTAGCCTTCTTTACTCCAAATTTTTGCATTTCCTTGTACATCTTGTCAGATGCTGTTTTTATTTCCAGTATATGAGGCGACTTAGGGGCTTGCGGTAAACCCGTAATGATGCCGTCAGCATTGCCTTGGAAATGGTGGCCAGTTGTAGGTTCACTGAATGACCATTGCTTGCCAGTAGCAGGATTGATCTGGTAAACCGTGCAGCCAATGCTTGCCAAGTCAGCATAAACTCTTGGTTCTTGTAAGTGGCCAGACTGAAAAACTCTATATAGACGGCCAGAGAACTGCGCAGGCTTGGCCCATCTGAATGAGTACCAATGCTGGCGCAGGCACGGCTTACCAATGGCAGAAGCGCCAAGGTAAGGACGTTGCACTTCCGCGCCATACTTTGCCTTGTAATAGGCAAAGATGGCATCGGCCACAGGATCAATAACTGATTGTGGAAGGGCAGCCATTATTTGCGTGCCCAAGCTGGTGCTTTTGGTTTAGCGGCCTCTTGTTCTGCTGTTGGCCATGCGGGCGTTTCTGCCACAGGCGGTGGTGTATACGCCGCTGCGGGTACTGCAACTGCGCCGGCGGCCTCATAACCCTTGATGTTGTTGCTGGCCTTGTACTGACCTTGTGCCTCGCGCACAGTCACGTTGATACGAACTGGCTTGAAGTGCAGGGCGGCAGTGTCAAGCAGCTTAATCACGTTCACTGCATGGCAAAGCGCAGACAACTGGCTTTGCGAAATGCGTTGTGTGTCTTCGTTGGTGTGTTGGATGTTCAAGTTTTCCCAAACCTTGCGGCCTTTAAACTGACCGTCAATTATTTCAAAAGTCAACTTTAAGCCTTTGCCATTACCAGAGGACAGATCGCGGATGTCTGACTCTGTAATGTGTGCCAGGTATGTGCCTGCGGGCAATGGGCCGGTGGCCTGTTGGGGTGCAACTTGCGATGCGTCAAAATTAAACTGTGCCATTATTTTTCCTAAAAAGTTAAGTTACGAACTGAGATGATCAAGACTGCGCTACGGTGAGCGCTGCTTGAAATGCCGTCCAGTCAAGCGGCATATTGGTTAAGCCAAAGCGGTTACCGCCGCAATGAGCTGGATGTGGTTCTACATGCAAAATGCGCTCGCCTGTGGTAGTGGCCTTGGTTTCCTTGTTGCCAAAGCCTGCATCTGTTTTGTTTGTAAAGATGCGGTAGCCTGCGTAACCAATCACATCAGCCCATTCTTGAACCAGTGCGCCAGCGCGGTCATGCAGTTTCAAAACATGGCTGTCAAAGCCTTCGGTCAACGGGTCTTCAATGCGTTTAATTTTGTCATGCGCAATCAAAATGATGCCCATGCCCTTAGCGGCTCGCAGAACTTCCAAGCCAGACAACAAATTGCGCCACTCTTCGGCGGCGGCCACATAACCCTTACCAAAGCCTGGCTGCTCAATGTTCTTCCAGTTGTTGGCCTTGCATACATGGTCTTGAATCATTGGCTCAAGCCAGTCAAGAGAGTCGATGAACAAGGTTTTAAAGTCATGGTCTTGATTGATCAGCGTGTCAATGGCAGCATAAACTTCCACCAACGATCCGGCCAGTGGGAATGCGTTTGCGTCTACAGCGTCAGCGCCGTCTTCGGTCAGGATGCCAATCGCGTTGGGCGCCATAGCGGCAAATGTTGTCTTACCAATCTTGCCTTGGCCAACCACAACAATCTTGGGGGCGCGAACACGTTTGGTTTTAGATATGGATTTAAGATCAAATGCCATGTTAGTCTTTCAGTTCAATGGATGGTTTTGCGGGTTTGCTGGTAATAAAAACTGCAATGCTGTTGTAGGCAGCAGGGTCAATTTCGGAGAGTGATCTAAGGTATGCGACATTGACCTCTGCTTTCCAGCGAAAAGCCTTTTGAGCATTAGCCGAAAGGTTTTCGTAATGCGTAGTTAACTGGTCAGTGTTGACTGTGCGGTTAAGTTTCCATGTGATTGAAAAGTCTTCGTCTTTGTGTGTGCCTTCGTTGTTTTCAGGCTTGGCAAATTGCGACTCAATCAAGTCTTCAATGCGCAGGCGTTCATTGCGTGCTTGTACTTCGGCTTCTTTAGCCTGGCGCAGCTGTACCACTAAATCAGAAATCGTCATGTTTAAAATCCTCAATGGCTGTGGTTGTAATGTGATCAACTAAATACTGCAAAAGCAAATGGCCAATGTCAACGTCTGTGCCTTTCACATACGCATTGACAAGTTCCATATTCTCAGGGGTGTTAGGCTCATTAAGTAAGCCATAGCTGTCGCGTGATCCTTCTTCGTCTGGTATGTACTCCAAAAAACAAACCAGATCAACACCTTCGACTTCGCATTGCAATTCAATAAGCCCTTTGGGGCAGGCAGGTGTGGGTTTCATAATGGTGCGTCCTCAAAGTTGTCAGGATTAAATTTGGGTTGCCGTGGGTTTTTATGCTTGGGGTTTGGGAATGGTGGGAACGGCCAATTCATGCTGACCACCATGCAACCAATAGGACTGCCATTCCAACGCCAATGGCCAGAACAACTAACAAGTCAATGGCGGCTTCTGCGCGTGCATTGAGCTTGGCGTTTTTGACTTCGGGGTAGTGAAAGTATTTGCTGTGTTTCATTTGTTTCCTTTGGCCTTTCGGCGTGATGCCAAGAACAATTTCGTTGGCATGGAAAGAATTATCTAGCATAACGCTAGATGCCGTCAAGCGTTTTGCTAGAAATAATTTAATTATTTGCATAGGTGCTTTCCCTAATAAGAATTTTTTCAAGCAATCTGCTAGACTTGAAGGTCTATGAACACACAAATACCCCCAGACGAGCGCCGACAACTGGCAGAAAAAGTTGGCATAAACGAGCAATATTTGTATCAATGTCTCACCGGCAGGCGCGAGATGTCAGCGTGGGAGGCCGTCAGAGTGGAGCAGGCCAGCGAAGGGCGGCTCACTCGAAAGATGGTGTGCCAGGGCAGTTGGCAGTCTATTTGGCCTGAGTTGGTGGAGGCACAAGCATGAGCAGCCTAACATCAATTTTCCCCAATGGCTTTGCGGCTGCTACAGAAAGCCAAGACCTGATAAACCCTGAAGAATCGTTTCGCAGGCACTGCGAGGCGGCTGGTCTGTTGATCAAAGACCAGATCATTGCTGACGGTGAGATCCACCGTGTGGCGCATGTGTCGAGCAAGAAGGGTGCGCTTGATGGTTGGTACATCTTGCACACCAGTGGCAAAGTGCCTGTGGGCATTGCCGGCTGTTGGAAGGAACCTGTGTTTGAGTCCAAGTGGATAGCAGACACTGGCCGTGCAATGTCGTTTACTGAGCGCTTTGAACATGACAAGTGGGTGGCAGAGGTCAAGGCCAAGAAAGATGCTGACAGGCTGGCGAGTCAGGCGGTGGCTGCCGAGCGTGCAGAGGATGAAGTTGGAACGTATGCAGATGCAAGTAATGACCATCCATATCTTGTGCGCAAGCATGTTGGCGCCAATGGGATCAAGATTGATCGTGCCGGCAGACTGGTTGTGCCAGTGATTAACCAAGCAGGGGAAATCCTGTCATACCAGACCATTGATGCAGATGGCAACAAGCGGTTCCTAAAAGGCGGCAAGATCGAGGGCGGGTTCTACGAGTTGCGCGGTAACAGAAAAATCGTGTTTGTGGGTGAGGGCTTTGCCACTTGCGCATCGATCCATGAGGCAACGGGCTACACGGTGTTGGTGGCGTTTGACTGCGGCAACTTGGCCAAGGTGGCCAAGAGCGCCAAGGAGATGTTCCCAGGCTCCAAGATCATCATCGGTGCAGACAATGACCAGTTCACGGAAGGCAACCCTGGGGTGGCCAAGGGCCGTGCGGCTGCGGCCTTGGTGTTTGGTGAGATTGTGTACCCATCCTTTTCAGAGTCGGACATGATCGACAACAAGCCTACAGATTTCAATGACCTTCACTGCCTGCAAGGCTTAGATGCCGTCAAAGAGCAGATCGAGCGCGTGGCTGGGCCAATGCGCGACAAACTGGCGTTTGAGTTTAGTCGGGCAGACAGTTTAGAGTTAACTCAGATCAAGTGGATTGTGGATGATTACATTGAGGCAGACTCACTAGCCCAGGTGTTTGGTGATCCAGGCGGTGGTAAGTCCTTTGTGTCCATCGACATTGCCTGCTGTGTGGCCACCGGACGTGCTTGGCATGGCCATGAGGTCAAGCAAGGCAGCGTGTTCTACATCGCCGGCGAAGGGCATAACGGCCTTGCTCGGCGCTTTAAGGCATGGCAAATCGGCAACGGCCAAACCCTAGCCGGTGCGCCACTGTACAAGAGCCACCGTGCGGCGCAGCTGTATGACGCAACTGAGGCGGCTGTTGTGGCTGAGTCAATCAAAGAGCTGTCAGCGCAGGCGGGAACCGTGCCTAGCTTGATCATTATCGATACCTTGGCCAGAAACCACGGCGGCGATGAGAACAGCACCCAAGACATGAATGCCTTCATTCAGCATTTAGACACCTATTTGCGCCAACCGTGGAACTGTTGCGTTTTGGTTGTTCACCACTCAGGCGTGGCTGACAAGGATCGCTCGCGTGGATCAACGGCCCTAAAGGGCGCCTTGGATGCGGAGTACCGATGCCAGTTGGACTCAGGCACAAAAACCATAGCGTTTGAATCAAAGAAGATGAAGGATGCAGAAATGCCTGCACCTAAAAACTTTCAGATTACTCAAGTCGATTTACCCATCCAAGATAAACATGGCCTGCCAGTCAAGGGTGCATATCTCACTTCTGTCGACATATCGGGCTTGATGGACAACATCCAAAAACGTGTAGTCCTGTCAGGCAACCAACGCATCGCTCTAAACTGCTTGGTGGCCATCGAAGTTAAACGTGCAGCAGATGGAATCCAAGGATTTGCGGCAATGGTGGACTATGACGAGTGGCGTGATTCAGCTAAAGAGCATGGCCTTAATGCCAGGCGATTTAAAGAATGTGTGGAAGCATTGATTAAGAAAAACATGGTTTTGGAGAATGCGGGTGTGTACCGAACTGTACCGAAATGTACCGAAATCGGTACAGAACGTACAGACGAATGATGTACCGATGCGTGTACCGAAATGTACCGAAACGTACCGATTTGTACCGATGCAAACCTCCTCTGGTGTACCGAAACGTACCGAACGTATCTATAGATACGTTCAGGTTCGGTACAAAAAGGGTTTCGGTACATACCGGCGGTTTTTGGGGTTGGTTTTGATAGGGTTGGGACATGGACATGATTGAAGTAGAAATGGACATGAAGATTGTCAGTGTGGCTAACATGAGGTTGCATTGGGCGGCGAAAGCTAGGCTGGTGAAAAGTCAGCGACAAAAGACTAAGAACGCCTTGGCGGCTGTTGCGCAGTCTTTTGGTGTTGATGTATTGCCGGTGACTGTAATCCTCACCAGAGTCGCTCCAAGGCGTTTGGATGGGGATAACCTACAGTCTGGGTTTAAAGCTGTCAGGGATGGCGTTGCTGACTGGCTTGGCGTTGATGATGGTAGCAGCATGATTGAGTGGCAGTACAACCAAAGGTCAGGCGGCCCGAAGGTTTACAAAGTTGAGATCGAGGTGATAACATGACAGTGTGCGCTACACGCAGTTGCCGCATGTTCGTAAAGGCTGTTAAGCCAGCGCTCGAGGATGGCGATGTGCATTGTTTTCTGGTTTTCCAATGCACCCAGTTAAAACCCAAATCGAAGCCTTTACTTTTTTTAGGAGTTTACAAGTGACTAAAAACTTGGCGTCAGATGTGACCGAACAAAAACGAGCTGTAGGCAGGCCGACAATCTTTGGAATCGATAACCCATGTTGGAAAATAATCTGTGAGCAGATGTCTGTTGGTAAAAGCCTAAGCACGGCGATTAAAGCTGAAGGAATGCCTTCATACCATGCCGTCATGCTCATGGTTAAGAACAACCCCGAGTTCCGAGGGATGTACGAAAAAGCCATTGAGAACCGCGCAGATCGATTGGCTGAAGAAATCTTAGAGCTGGCTGACGAACAGATGCCAGACGGTTTGGAAGGCCCGATGGCCAGTGCCTGGGTACAACAAAAGCGTATGCAAGTCGATGCACGCAAATGGGTGGCCAGTAAACTCAAGCCCAAAGTCTACGGTGATCGCATCGACATGACCGTCACCGACACCCGAATCAGCGTCATGGACGCACTTAAAGACGCAAAGCAGCGTGTTCTCAATGATGACAGTAACGTGGTTGACGTTGAGGTTAAAGAGTCTTGATTGTCGGGTTTTTGCATCAAAAGAATAAATTCTTTTGAATTACGCGCACGCGCACGGCCTTTTTCTTCAAAAAAGTTAGTCAGCGCTTACTAACTTAACGGTTGGTAAGCACTCACTAACTTAGCCAATCAAGCAAGTTATCCACAAGCCATTTTGCAAGTTGTTAACGCTGGGTTGTGCATAACTCAATACAATGGCGATACGTCATGTATAAGCTGTGCGTAACTGGGTTGCAACTTAACATAATGGTGATCGTATAAAGTAGGCGTAGCATTTAGTATTCATTTCTAATTGTGCGCATAAGTAAGTAAGTACCCACTAACATTTGGGTTGGTAAGTACCCACTCACAATGGCCGGATGGCCGATGGCCCCCCGGGTAGGGCCGGCGCAAAGGGCCAAAGGTAACGTATACCCCGCGAACATTTTTTATTTTTATTTTTTAAAAAAATGATTTATTATCTGCCCCATGCCCATATACAACGCCCTAGCCCAAGCGAACCAAAACGCGCTTAACCAGCCGTTTTTTGGTAACCCTAACATTCAGCGCCAAGGTGCTGCAGCCAGGCAGTTGGCGCAGGCGAGAGACGTTAACACAATGCCTGATCCGAGGACGTATGCGGCGGCGCAGGCATTCTTGGGCACGGCTCCGGATGAGTTGGGGTTTAGTGTGATGCACCCAGACTATCAGGGGATTCGCAATGTGGCCAACCCTGCGTATGGGTTGGGCATTGCTGCGCAACTGGCGCCATTTTTGGGGCCGTTGACTAAAGGTATGCCGGTTGGTGCGAGCATTCAGGATGTGAGCAATTTGACCAATGCGCAAAAGCGTTTGGTGAATTCAAAAGAATTTCAGGCATTGAAAGGTCAAGAGCGTGACCAGGCGATGTTGGCGCTTGCGGCCAAGCAAGAGGGAACGGGAGTGCCTAGAAGTATGGCGCAATTGAAGGCCGCGGTTGGTGGTGAAGAAGACATTGCTAAATCATTGCTACAAAACCCTGCGTTTAAGATTTCTGGTGTTGTGCCTAAGTCGGTGATTGATGACGCTGTGCAAACGAGGGGCCGCATGAGGGCAGAGCCGGCCACCACGCCTGGCCCAAAAGGCACGGAAGCTGAGTGGAAGGCTTGGGGTGAGAAGCATGGTGTGAAGATGACGTTGACAGAGCCGCAGTCGCTTGGGGTTTCTGATTTGACATCTAAGCGCGAGGTCAAGATACCTGGTGGCCTTGAGGGCACGTTTACTGTGCCTGACATGTTTTGGTTAAAAGCGAACAACATTGATCCGGCGTCTTTGCCTAAGAAGACGCATGATGCGTTGATGCAGAAATTGATCAGGACGCATGAGGTGCAGAACCCTGATCAGGTGGACATGTTTAACAGGCTTAATTTTGCGCTGTTGTCGCCGAATGCGCCGTTAACGCCAAATGAGTTTTTGGCGCAGCGCATGAGGTTGGTGAATATGGATGAGTTGCAGGCGTTGGCCGGCAGGGTTGGCGAGCTTGGCTTGTCTAAAACTGCGCAACTTCAAACGGGTGTGCAGGCGGCCAGTCGAGGTGGCATGGGTGTTTTGGGTACGGCTGATTTGGGCAATCAGGCGATGTTGGCCAAGTTGATTTTGGATAAGCCTGAGATGTTCCAGATGGCGCCAGGCGAAACAATGCGCGATGTGACCATGAGGGTGATGAACCAAGTGCCAGGCTTGGGGCCGAAGACTGCTTCGCTTGGCACGCCTTGGTTGAATTTGGAGAAGGCCAATACTTCGGCGGTTGATTTGCACATGATTCGCAATTCGTATGAGCGCATGTTGGATGATCCGATTGTTGGCGCTTCTTTCCGCGAGAGGATGGCCGGCAAGTTGAAGACTGATGCAACAACTGAGTCGATTTTGGGTAAGCCGGTTAAGGATGTTGAAAAGGCTGCCATCGATGTGATTGGTGGGTCTTCATTGTCGAAGATGTACCGCACCAAGTCTGGTGAGTTGAATGAGATACCTGGTGTGGCCACGCCGGAGAAGTTGGCGTATGAGCCAAAACAGTTGCAAGATTTCAACCCGTTTTACAAGCGAGTGGTTGATTATGTGGATGAGTCCCGCGGCCCGAACCCCACAATTGAGTTGTTTCCAGAGCAGTGGCGCAAGTGGGATGTGTACCGCCAGCGCTTAGAGCCGCATGAATTTGCGCACCCAGACTACAGATTGTTGCCCCGTCAATCTTGGACCGAGATGCAAGACGCCCTAACGGCGCACAAAAAGGCTGGTTATACGCAGGCAAAAAATCCTGTGATGGCGCCTGGTGATTGGCGTGAGTTGTACTATGGTGGAGCAGCTGCTGGTGGCACTGCGCTTGGCATGGGTGAAAACAGACTGCCTAATGCGCTATTGCAGCAACCCCCCGTTAACGCGCTATTGCAGCAACAAGAACCAGCGCCCTGATGCAAACCACAATCTACAAACCCGAAGACGAACAGGAGTTGATGGCCACGCTGTGGACACCGGCGATTGCCGATGACCCCGAGGCGTTTGTGTTGTTTGCCTTTCCTTGGGGCCAAGAGAACACGCCACTGGCAAACTTCAAGGGCCCACGCAAGTGGCAGCGCGAAGTCCTAAGAGAGATAGCCCAACACATCAAAGACAACCAAGGCAAGATAGACTTCAACACCCTGCGCAGTGCCGTCAGTTCTGGCCGTGGTATTGGCAAGTCTGCCTTAGTCAGCTGGCTCACCATCTGGATGTTGTCCACGCGCATAGGCTCGACAACGATCATTTCGGCCAACTCAGAAGCCCAGCTGCGTGCGGTGACTTGGGCTGAGATCACAAAATGGTTGGCCATGAGCATTAACAGCCACTGGTTTGAGGTCGCGGCCACCAAGATCACGCCTGCTGCTTGGTTAACTGAACTGGTTGAAAAAGACCTCAAAAAAGGCACACGCTATTGGGCTGTTGAAGGCCGGTTGTGGTCAGCAGAAAACCCAGATGCCTATGCTGGTGTCCACAACTTTGATGGTGTGATGGTGATCTTTGACGAGGCCAGCGGTATTGATGACTCGATCTGGGCTGTGACGGCTGGTTTCTTTACCGAAAACACACCAAACCGCCTTTGGCTGGCTTTTTCCAATCCACGGCGCAATACTGGCTACTTTTATGAGTGCTTTAACTCTAAGCGCGACTTTTGGACAAACAAGGTGGTGGATGCCAGAACTGTAGAAGGCACTGATAAGGCGGTATACCAAAACATCATTGACGAATACGGCCCAGACAGCTCACAAGCTCACGTTGAAGTCTATGGCATGTTTCCGTCTGAGGGTGATGACCAGTTTATTCCGGCTGACATTGTGGATGAGGCCATGAGCAGGCCGAAATACAAAGACCAGACGGCGCCAATCATTGTTGGAGTAGACCCTGCACGGTTTGGTGCGGATGCAACAGTGATTGCGATTCGTCAGGGGCGCGACATTGTGAGGATTGACAGACATCGAGGTGATGACACAATGACGGTGGTTGGCCACATCATTGAGGCGATTGAGGAATTCAAGCCTGCGCTAGTGGTGATTGATGAAGGTGGCCTTGGCGCTGGCATTGTTGACAGATTGAAAGAGCAAAGGTACAAAATCAAAGGTGTCAACTTTGGCAATAAATCGGCAAATCCGATCATGTATGGCAATAAAAGGGCCGAAATGTGGGGGAAAATGAAAGATTGGCTACGCAGCGCATCAATTCCTAAAGATAGGTTCTTGAAAACTGATTTAATTTCGCCTATGATTAAGCCAGATTCTAAGGGCACTATATTTTTGGAGTCGAAGAAAGATATGAAGGCTAGAGGTTTGGCCAGTCCTGACGCAGCAGACGCAATATGTGTTACTTTTGCGTTTCCTGTGGCTCACCGAGAATATAGTGCAAGAGAAACAAGCCGCAAGTACACTGACAAATCGGCGGTTGCAACATCATGGATGGGAAGTTAAATGGCTACTAAACCAGGGCTTTATGCCAACATTCACGCTAAACAGGCTCGCATAGCCGCCGGCAGCAAAGAAAAGATGAACAAGCCTGGCAGTAAAGCAGCACCTACGGCCAAAGACTTTAAAGAATCTGCCAAAACTGCGAAGAAAAAATAATGCCACTAGTCAAATCAAAATCACCAGAAGCATTTCGTAAAAACGTAAAAGCCGAAGTGGCCGCTGGCAAACCAGTCAAGCAGGCCGTGGCCATTGCTTATTCTGTTAAGCGTGCTGTACAATCTAAGCCTTCACCGAAAGGTAAAAATGGCTGATCCAACCGGAATGGTCGCAGTAGCCAACGTGGCTGCTGGCGGCAAACCACCTAAGTCTGACTCGGACATCCTGACCACAGCTCGCTCGCGGTTAGACATGGCCGTGGCTTCGTTGGCTGAAAGCCGTGAAGATGAGATGGACGACTTGCGGTTTTATGCCGGATCGCCTGACAACCACTGGCAGTGGCCCGCTGACGTGCTGGCCACTCGCGGCGCGGTGCAGGGTCAAACGATCAACGCACGGCCAACGCTGACAATTAACAAATTGCCGCAGCACGTTCGTCAAGTGACAAATGACATGCGTCAGAACCGCCCAGGTGCAAAGGTCATACCAGTCGATGACAACGCCGACGTGGAAGTGGCAGACATTTTCAACGGCATGATCCGCCACATTGAATACATTAGCGACGCTGATGTGGCTTATGACACAGCCTGCGAGAACCAAGTGTCCTACGGCGAGGGTTACATCACCCTAATGACCGAGTATTGTGACGAAAACACGTTTGATCAAGACATCAAGATTGGCCGTGTGCGCAACAGTTTCTCGGTCTACATGGATCCGCTGATCCAAGACCCAACTGGCGCTGATGCCAAGTGGTGTTTTATTACCGAAGACCTGACCAAAGCAGAATATGAGCGCCAGTACCCTGACGCAGCGCCTATTTCTACCTTGCAGTCTCTTGGTGTAGGCGATCAGTCGATCAGCAACTGGCTCAATGAAGACACAGTGCGGATTGCGGGTTACTACTATGTTGAGTACGACAAGACAACGCTGAATTTGTACCCAGGCAACCAAACGGCTTTTGAAAGCACGCCTGAAGACAAGATGTTGAAAGAGCATTTTGGCAAACCTGTCAACAAACGCATGTCTGAGCGCCCACGGATCAAGTATTGCAAGATCAACGGTTACGAAATTCTTGAATCAAAAGAGTGGGCAGGCAAATGGATTCCTGTAATTCGTGTTGTTGGTAATGAATTTGAGGTTGATGGCCGTTTATATGTGTCTGGCTTGGTACGAAACGCCAAGGACGCCCAGCGCATGTACAACTATTGGGTTTCACAAGAAGCCGAGATGCTGGCCTTGGCGCCAAAAGCGCCATTTATTGGCTACGGTGGCCAGTTTGAAGGCTACGAAGACAAATGGAAAACCGCCAATACGAATAATTGGCCATATTTGGAAGTCAACCCTGACGTTACAGACGGCCAAGGCGCAGTCTTGCCACTACCCCAGCGGGCACAGCCTCCAATGGCCTCCAGCGGGCTGTTGCAGGCCAAAGCTGGCGCTTCTGAAGACATTAAGTCCACAACTGGCCAATATAACGCCAGTTTGGGCATGGGATCGAATGAACGCAGCGGAAAAGCCATTCTGGCTCGCCAACGCGAAGGCGACGTAGGTACTTACCATTACGGGGATAACCTTACCCGTGCCGTGCGCCATGTGGCCCGTCAATTAGTGGACTTGATCCCTAAAATTTATGACACACAGCGTATTGCTCGTATCATCGGCGAAGATGGCGAGACTAAGATGGTTAAGATCAACCCTGATCAGCCTCAGCCCGTCAACAAGATTGTCAATGAACAAGGAATTGTCATTGAAAAGATTTATAACCCAGGTGTCGGCAAGTACGATGTGGTTGCCACCACAGGCCCAGGCTATGCAACCAAGCGCCAAGAGGCGCTCGAAGCTATGGCTCAGTTATTACAGGGTAATCCCCAACTGTGGTCTGTGGCCGGTGACTTGTTTGTCAAAAACATGGACTGGCCCGGCGCTCAGGAAATGTCCAAGCGTTTTGCCAAGACGATTGACCCTAAATTCTTGGCCGATGGCAACGAAGACCCAGCATTGCAAGCTGCACAGCAACAGATTCAGGCAATGGGCCAAGAGATGGAGCAGATGCACGCCATGATTACTAATGTCGGCAAGTCAATTGAAATGCAGGACATGGAGCGCAAGGATTTTGAAGCTCAGGTTAAGGCTTATGATGCTGAAACCAAGCGTTTGTCTGCCGTGCAGGCTTCTATGTCGCCCGAGCAGATTCAAGACATCGTTATGGGTACGGTCCACGGCATGATTACATCTGGCGATCTGGTGGGCGAGATGCCTGGCCGTGAACCTAATGAAATGATGCCTGAAAGTGCTGAATATGCACCCCAACAACAGATGATGCCACCTGAACAAGGAATGCCACAATGAAAGCCGCAGACTTTATAGGAATTTTGTTCCTAGCCCGTGATGTAACGCACAGTGTTCA